AGTTGTTCGCTTTCTCCGCGATTATACTTCTCATATTGAGTACCCTTGCCACGAATGTAGTAGGGAGGGGGAGGGGCATTAGCCTCGGATGTTGGTGGATAGACAGCCGCATTCGTCGCCACATATTTCGTGGAGTCATGCATTCCTCCAAGCATGGCAGTCTTGCGAATCAAATCGCCTGCCAGTTTCAATCTCTTGGCGAGTTGCTCTGCGCTCTCAATCTTGATGTCAATGACTACTGGCATATTCTATTTCACCGGATTTTGGGAATGCGACATCAACAATAAGATTGACTGGGTACTTGATAGCATACAATCCGCTCTATACAATGGTTAATTCACATCTGCAATTTGAACGACAAATTACACCATTCGCTGGAGACCTTCCACCACTTGCCAATAGCAAGGCATCCATGCTTTTATATTCTTTGTCGCCATACAATATACAGTCATCACAAGATTTTGCGGCATGGTCTCTCTGCCAGTAAATCGCCTTTCCCTTCATTGTGGCTACAGCCCCGACTGCCATATTGTGTAGCATCCATGCGCTTCCCGCATAACTACCCACCCTTGCGGTCATTGTCCCAAGTATACCTCGAATTGCTTCAGCGCCAACACCAGTTGCTAATGCAATTTGGATGTCTTTGTCTTGTAATGCCTTCTCAATCTTGGCTTGCAAGTCTGGGATGAGACTGTCTTTTAGATACCCCTCGTTTGCCGCCACGATGTCAGCGATGATTCTTAGGAGTTCTGGCGTGGGCGCTTCATCTCCGAGGGCAATATCTATGGCTTGCGGGAGAGACTTTCTACCAAGCACCTGCAATATTCCGAGAAGTGCTAAAAGTCCAGCAACAATAACCGCCGTGCGCGCTGTGTCATCTTCTGCTTTCGCAATATCCTCCGCGAAGTCATCAGCCCAGTCAGAATACGAATCTTCTAGCGACTCTTGGTATTCATTAACTGCTTGTATTTGTTTGGTTGGCCTGCCGCGTCCACCCCTTGTATCTGAAAGTTTTGTATTCTCAAATACGGATTTGATTCCCTCTTCACTCTTTTCGCCTTCAAGCAGTCCCCCACGAATAGCATGATAAAGTGGGCGAGGGATTACAATGCTTTGGAATGAATAGAGTCCCGGATTCTTGCCCGATGCCAATTCTTTGATTGCGACCTTTCGCCAGCGATTTAGTTCTGTGCGTATACCCTCGTCAATAGCGGCTTGTGGTAATTCGGGTACATCTTTGGCCGCATCTGACAATTGATTGACCGGCGCATCAGATTCCGACATTGCGGCATTGGAGGAAGGGAGGCGTCTTGGTGATTTCGGATCGTTGCCCCCCTTGCCTCCCGGTGCAGTTCCAACAACAGAAAGTCCTTTTAGCGCAGAAACATAAGCAGGGTCAGTTGCTAGAGGAACCGGCAAGTTTCCAATCTCGTCATCCTCGTATGGGGGCAACATCAAGTCCTGACGCGCCTCATTGAATTTCTTGACTCGCCAGTAGACATTCCTCTCTTGCACGTTCAATGCGCGGTCTTGAGTACGGATGTCCTCGAACTCGTAAACTAAATCATCGCCATAGAATCTGTGAAGTGCTTGTACTGTTATTTGTCCAGCAATGAGTCTGTGAGTTGGATGAATGATGGTGTCTTGGAACATGCGGTATCTCTGCCGTAGTTCCGACTCTGTTTGCTTGCCGTGCAGTTCATATCCGAGGAACACCACATCAATCTCGTCGCGGGTGAACTCGCGCTGCCCAATCAACTCCATTTCTTTCTGGGTGAGGCCGAGAGTGGTTGCCTTGACATCTCCCGCCCGCGTGATGATTACCTTCTGCTCCTCCTCGAAGTCGTGGCGAATCTGCGCGCTTAGGGCGATGAAATCCCGTTCCCCCGTGTCCTCGGGTAGTGATATGATGCTTCTCGGCATACCCCTTCCAGAGACATATGTATCTCGCTGGAACTTTCCCGTTCCGATTTCCGTTTCCATTGCGAGTAATGCGGCATTGAGTGGGACTTCGCCATCCAGCAAAGTGAATGGGTTGGGAAACTGAAAGTGTACGACATATTCTGGCAGAATGATTTTTGCCTGTCCAGACAATGTGACGTATTGGTATCCACGAATCATCTTCTCCTTATCAGGGATGGGCTTGATTCTGTCTGCTGGAATGGGCCAAATCTCTGCAATGACCTTCTCGTTTCCAGCCTGTGGCGCTAAGAACCAATAAGCATTGCCCTTGAGCTGCATCCACTTGATAGTGTAAATCCACAGGAACGACAAATCCATCTTGTCGTTTGGCTTTCGCAGAAGCAACTCGAATGGATGGTTCTTTATGCTATTGAGTTGTTCACCCTCTATCTTCTTGACTTCGCCATTTGCCGAAGAGAATGTGTTGGCAAAGAGTCTGATGTCCGAGTATATCCAACTGACAGTAACCGCTACTCTGCGCTTTTGGTCATCTGCCATCTTTGCAAATGGGTCGCCCTCAGATATATTTGCCAAGAACATTGAAACAAGTTCTCTGTCCTCTTTGTCAAGTTGGTGTGCTTTCCAAGAGTTAACAGCAAATGCCGCCCTATCAATACTCCATTTCACTGCTCCATCTATCAGTCCTAGTTTGTTTTTAGCCATTCCTCGTTGCCCCTTTGCTATTCCTCATAGCCTGTCGGGTTTGTTGGCGTTGGCGTTTGTTGAATTTGCGTTTTGTCTTCTTTCTAACTCCTGCCCGCCAATCAAGATACTTGCGCCACCGTGTCAAGGCGTCGCATTCATCTCCATCAATCAGACCCTCTTTATGTCCCATCATTGTACAAACTTGACTAATCCAATGCTTTTCTTGGTTTAGTTGTCCATTCTTCTTTATTCGCAAACCACATAAGACATGCAATTTTGCGGTTCTTGCTATATTCCACAATGTCTGGGTCACGATAACTAAATTTTATGGTATTGGCTATGACTGTCTCAAAATCATTGTCATCCACATAACTCATCGTTGGGTCTGGCCCAAACGGATACTGAATATCAGACCGCTTGCGGATATATATTACTGGTGAGAATTGTCCTTTAGGGAAGTCCATAGTCTTTTTTGTATTTCTCATTCTTTCTCATACATTCATCGCAGACAACGCCCTCATTGTCTGACTCTCGATACAATCCCCATATTCCAGTCATGCGATAGAATCCAGAAGTACCCATGTTGGATTCTAGTCCACTAACCGTTTTATGGCATCTGTCACATACCACGGCAACACTTTTTAGTTTGTGGCGGTTGCCATAGTCTCTAAAGCCATCTGGGATATTGCTTTTGTGGCTCATACAAACTCCAGCATGGCAATCCGGCTACTGCGGATTGACGGGATCAAATACCTAACCGTGTCTGCGAAGTGGAAGGCGTTTTTGTTGTAAATCTCATCTGTGGGATTGCCAGAGTTATCATACTTGCGCCGATACAGTAGCATATCATTTTGGACTCCAGGCAAATCGTCAAAGAAGAATAAGTTGTTCTGCTTGATGTGTGAATAGACAATATTGATACCCAGCCATACATCGGCAATCTTTGGCAACTTCACGGATAGCCCACCATCTCTAAATTCTTGCCGCCACTGCCCCTCTGCTTTAGCACCACCATATGTCAGCGGAAGCATCGGCTCTGGCTCCAACATCGCTCCTACGTGCTCTTTCGCGCTTCTTCCGCCAGCCCTATATTCCCGATAGCAATACAGTTTTCTACTCTTTGGGTCTTCTGCCCAGAATGTCGCCACAGTATTGACAGCACCAAAGTCCAATCCCATGTATCTCTGCCATGTTGGGTCTATCTCAAATCTCGGAATGAAATGTAAGTCCTCATTGAGGCAGTCCCATATCATGTGGCGTGGCCGACTGATTCTGCCCCGGTAGAACATATTGAACAAGTCGTCTGGGAGTTTTTCTTTTGCCTCGTTCCATTCCTCTATTGAGAATTCTGGATTTACGATAGAATCGTATTGAACTAATGTGCAATCCTCTTTTTCGCTTTCAGTGATGTCAACTTCTGCGCCACTAGGCATTGACTCTGTACGGGTGATTCCCGTTTTGATTACTGGGTCAATAAGTTCCGTCTTAAGCCACCCAAGATTATACAGGGTCGTACTTATGAATTTTCTTCCTCGGCTAAGAGA